TTTTGCTGGGGGCGGTTCTGTTGGCTCTGGCTCTAGCTCTATGACGTTTACATCTGCATCTGATAGCTTTGCTTCTGGTGGCAGAATACCAGCAAGGGCTGGTGGTGGTCCTGTGATGGTTGGGGAGCGTGGTCCTGAGTTGTTCATACCTCATAGCTCTGGGGTCATTAGAAACAACCACGACACCATGAACATGCTGGGCGGCTCACCGCAACCAGTGGTTAACCAAACCATTAACATTGACACAGGTGTTTCACAAACAGTCAGGGCAGAGGTAATGAGTATGATGCCAAGGATTAAATCTGAAACGATACAAGCAATGATTGACGGAAAGCGCAGGGGTAACTCAATCAGTAAGGCATTTGCATAATGGCGGCTCCATCCTATCCATTGACACTTCCATCAGCCCCAGCCTTTCAAAAGGCTCGTTGGTCACTAAAACGTGTTACAGCGGTGTCTGAATCACCATTCACAGGTCAGCAACAGGTATATGATTATGGCTATGCTCTGTGGACAGCCGCACTGACTTTACCGCCTATGTTGCGGGCTGATGCAGCTAATTGGGAAGCGTTCATGATGAAGCTGCATGGAAGGACTGGCACGTTTTTGTTATATGATCCAGATGCCAAAACCCCACAAGGTGGTGTTACTACTAGCGCAACTTTGAGTGGGGCGGTTGCCGTTGGAGAGTACACAATAGACATAGACACCAATAACGCCAATCTAACCAATGTGTTCAAGGCGGGTGATTATATCCAAATAGGCACAGCGGCATCTGCAAAATTATACATGATTGTTGATAACGCCAATTCAAACGGAGCAGGGATAGCTACAGTCAATATTGAGCCACCTATCAAAGCTGTGGCAAGTGATGGCGCGGCAGTCAATTACACCAGCGCGGTCGGTGTTTTTAGAATGGATAGCGCAGATTTGGGCTGGGATACAGATGAGGTTTCAAAGTTTGGTATAACATTTTCATGCACCGAGGCTTTGTGATGGAAGATGTAACAATGTCAAATGTACTGTGGTTTATAACTACATTATTAGTCGGGTTTTTTATTAGAACCATGTGGGAACGAATTAGTGTTCTGGGTAAACGAATAGATAACTGGTCAACAGTCATGCCAGAAACTTATGTGCGGCGCGATGATTATCGTGATGACATAAAAGATATAAAGGATATGCTTGGCAAAATCTTTGACCGTTTAGAGATGAAGGCAGACAAATGAACAAGAACAGATTTATTTCGCAAATCCGCTTCCATGAGGGCGTTGAGAGTAAGGTATATAAAGACCACCTTGGAATTGAGACTATAGGGGTGGGTAGGAACCTGAAAGACCGTGGCCTGTCAGAGGATGAGATTGATTACCTTTTGACCAATGATATTACAATCATTGAGAATGAGCTTGACAAGTCATTCCCTTGGTGGCGGGATTTGGATGAAGTGCGTCAACGTGCGTTAGCTGATTTGGCTTTCAATATGGGTATCCCTAGATTGCATGGCTTTGTCAAAATGCTTGGCGGGTTACAGCGCAGAGATTATCATGCCGCCGCAGAGGAATTGCTTGATTCCAAATATGCGAAACAGGTAGGCGCAAGGTCAGAGCGTGTTGCTGGCATGATAAGAACAGGTGAAGATAGCGCGGAGTTTTAATGTATGAAACCATAGTGATTGTTTGCGCTTTTGGGGTGGCAACAGTAGGTCACACTTATCCTTACAAAATGCACACAGTATGCGAGTATTTTTGTGAGCGTAGTCAAAGCAAATATCATTATTACTATAATCCAGTAACGGTCATTCCTTATGGGTACACTTGCCCACAAAGTAAGCGAGTGACTTTTGAAAAGTGGGTTAAGAAAAAGCGGTGAATCTTATGTATGAGTACAAAATCAAAGAAGTGGTCAAGGTGGTTGATGGAGATACTATCGACATAATTATTGATTTGGGCTTTGACCTCACCAAAAAAGAGCGTGTGCGTTTAGCTGGCATTGATACGCCAGAAAGCAGAACCAAGGACTTGGAAGAAAAAGAGCTTGGTTTAGAAGCCAAAGAATTTTTAGAACGCCGCATAGCTGATTGCGATAACCTATGGGTGTCTACAGAAAAAGATGGCAAGTATGGTCGGATGCTAGGCAACATCTGGTGCGGGGTAATTAACATCAATGAGGAAATGGTCAGCCGTGGTTATGCGTGGTCTTATGATGGCGGCAAAAAAGAAAAGAACCTAGATGACCTCAGAACGATAAGAGGAATTATATAAAGGATGTTTAACATCCACCACACAACTGAGGTGGCTTATGTTCTTGTGATTACTATGTGGGGGAATACTGGTACTGTCTGGGAGTACATTGGCAATCAAATTGTTTTGCAGCAAAAAATGACAGAAGCGCAGTGCGAGTATTTAATTGATGAAGAAATGTGGGAAGCGACATATCAAAATAAATATTTCCGCATGATGGCGCATTGCTTTCCAGAAGATTGTGCAGGGAAGAAAAGTTGTGAGTGAAGAAAAGAAAAAGCCTGTTGAGGTTAATGTTGGGCAAAATAGCTTTGAGCTAGTTCTAAGGATACTAGGCAATGAATTTGTTGCCATTAAGATTGGTTCAACAAATTTCTCTGGGAAGCTAATAGCTGGCTCAATCTTGTTGCTCTTTTTTACCTTTATCATGCTTGAAGTGTTTGGGCTGTCAAAGGCTCTAGGTGTTTAGTAGTGGCAACCAAATTAAATGAGAACACTGAACTATCAATGCCTATCCGCAACCTCATGGGGATGGTTGTTGGGGCGGCTATCGGAACATGGGCATATTTTGGAATCATTGAACGCCTTAATACCATTGAAAATAAGTTTGTATTGATAGAAGCGGATTTAGGTCAAAACACAGAGTTTCGTATCAAATGGCCTAGAGGTGATATGGGGTCGCTGCCAGCCGATAGTGAGCAGTATATGTTGATTGAGCATCTAGCAGAACAGCTTGGAAAGCTACAAGAGCAGATTGATGAAGGCCGCGCACCGCATGACCAGCAACAAAAGCTGACATTAGATTTTTATGAAAAGAGAATTACTAACATAGAAAGCCAAATTGAGAAGATGCGTAATGGAACCAATCATAATTAAAACCATGACATTGATTTTGTATATGAGCGGAGATGTTTCGGAGCATACCGCTTATGAGAAGATTTCTAAATGTTTGAAGGCCAAGCGCACCATAGAGCGAAACCTTTATAAGAAAACAACATCAGTAAGATATTCATGTGAGAATAAAACAGTTGAGGTATCAAAGAACGCAGATGGCTCAAATTACATCGTGAGGATAATAGAATGATACAAGCTCTTATAGGACCAATAGCTAATCTAGCTGGCTCATGGATGGAATCAAAGGTTGAGCAAACCAAGGCCAAGGGTGCGGTAGCCAAGGCAAGGGCTGAAGCGGAATCACAGGTTATGGTCACGATGGCTACGCATGAGGCTGGCTGGGAAAAGATTATGGCTCAATCATCAGACAACTCATGGAAAGACGAAGCTTGGACTATTCTCTTTATAGTCATAATTGCCATGTGCTTCATTCCGTTCACCCAGCAATACGTTGAGGATGGCTTTGCCGCTTTGTCTCGTACGCCAGAATGGTTCCAGTGGGCTATGTACGCTTCAATAGGCGCGTCATTTGGTATTCGCGGCCTCAAGGGATTCAAAAAGTAATGGCTGGGAAGAAAAGCCGCACAGGGTTATCTAATGTGCAGAATGTTAGGCTTGGTGGCCTTATCGCCGTTTTAAGCGGCAGGGAGCCGTATGACTTCATTTTAGGTGGGTTGATAAGCGAAGGGTTCGTTAATGAGGCTGGCGGGGCTTTAAACGTCACAGAAAAGGGTATGCGTGAAAAAGATAGGCTTGTCACCCTTGCGGGGCTTATGGTTGAAAAAGAACACCCCTTATCTGTAAAGCAACAGAACTCTATTTAAATGGCTCACCTGTAATCCAGCAGACCAATGACCACCTGATGCCTTTGGTTAAAGGTGTAACCCTATGAGGCAAAAACGATGGGAAGGCTATGGCTTGTCCAGTGTCAGGCTTAATTGATTGGTCACCTGTTATGAAGAACCCTAGTTCGCCGCCCTCATAATCATCGTTTAGCAATATTGATATGCTTATTTTTCTGGTTGATGC